AGGATCGTCTACCTACTGCTCCAGATGCAGCAGCCAAAACAGCATTAAAAGAAATTAAATTCCGATAATTGGAGGGAAAACAATATGCCAGACATTTTAGAATTATTTGATCAAAAAACAGTATTAGATTACATGAAGGAACGAAAATATCAAAGCTATGGTGTGGGAGAAGCTCTTTTCCCAGAAGTTAAACACAACACACTAGAGTTCGAGTATCTCGTAGGGGCGAATGAACTACCTGTTATTGCAAAGGTACACTCATTCGATACTGAAGCAGAAATCGGCTCATTAGATGCAGCTAAACAAGTGTTAGAAGCTGCTTATATCAAGAAGAAGTATCAAATTACAGAGAAAGATTTGATGGCATTACAATTCCCACGAACAGCACAGGAGCAACAATACTTGATGCAACGAGTATTTAATTTAGTCGATAAAGCAGCCAATGATGTTCGCGCTAATGTTGAATTAATGCGTATGCAGGCTCTGAGCTCAGGGGAATTGAAGTTAGCATTGCATACTGCGGATGGCACGCCAAAGACCCTTACAGTTGGATACGGAGTACCAGCAGATCATAAAGAAGCACTTACTGGAGCTGATCTATGGGGTTCAGGTACTGAGGATATCTTAGGGGATTTAGAACGTTGGTCTGGTGCACTAGATATTACTCCAACGCGTGCATTAACATCCAAGAAAATTGCAGCTCTTATTTTACGTAATCCGAAGATTATCGGTTACCTATATGGCGCTGGTTCTGCTCGTGTAGCAAATTTAACGGATTTAAACGCTTTCTTTACACAACAAGGCTTACCTACTATTGCTGTATATGAATCAAATTCAAACACGAAATATCGTGAGCAAAATGCAGATGGCACATACACAACAAAGAGCTACTTCCCGGACAATAAATTCGTAATGTTTGGTGATGGACCACTTGGTGAATCGTTATATGGTCCAACACCAGAAGAATCACGCCTTATCCGTGGAGGTTCTGACGTAGAAATGACTACCATTGGTAAGGTAATTGGAATGGTGTACGAAGAAGGGAAAGATCCAGTTTCAACATGGGCAAAAGCAGCAGCTACAGCAATTCCTTCATTCCCAGAGGCACAAAATGTATTCCAAGCGCAACCAATTGCATAAGGAGGCTATTTGAAATGGCAAACATAAAAGTAAAAGTGAAAAACGGCGCTTTCCCTATACGATATAAGGGAGAGCGTTATTTAGTTGGCGAAGAATTGACAATTGATGAAAAACATTTAAACGAATCAACGATGGAAAAAATAGAAGAACCAAAGAAAGCTGCACAATCAAGTAAAACGTCTGAAAGCGAGTGATTCGTATGTATTTAGATGTAGTAATGCGTCTATCTGCTCTTGGAGTGGCCTTATCTAGTGCTCCAAGTAGTTCAGACGATATGTTACTGAAGCATGCTATTGATAAAGTAACTAGTCACATTAAAAACCAAACAAATTTATTATCGATTCCAAAGGGTTTAAAAGAAATAGCAATAGATATGGTAATAGGAGAGTTCCTGCTTACTAAAAAAGCTATGGGCTTATTGGATGTCGAAACACTAAACTTTGGAGTTGTTGCGAAACAAGTACAGGATGGAGATACAAACACTGTCTTTGCTGTCGAAGCTAGCACAACGCCAGAAGCTCAGTTTAATGCGTTTATGGCTTACCTACGGCACAATGAAGTTGATTTAGTTCGCTATAGGGTGCTGACATGGTAAGTGCTAGACGAGAGGCTTTAGAAATGCTTTGGAGAGGCAGTTGTACAGTAAAGGCATGGCAAGACGCAGAAGATCCTGTTACTCATATCACGAAACCCCAAGAAGTAACACTGTATGAAAATCTAAAGTGCAAGCTATCCCATAAAACGCTAACAAGTGCATCTTCTTCAGGTGGTCCAGCTATAATTGCTGAACAAATCAAATTATCGTTGGGGAATGAACACGAAATACCTGCTGGATGTAAAATCATTGTCACTCAAGATAAGGTTACCGAAGAATACACTCGCTCAGGCAAACCTGGTATCTTTATGGATCACCAAGAAATTGTCTTAGAGTTATTTAAGGAGTACGCATAAATGGGTAGAGGTGGCCGTGTTGATTTAAGACAACTGAAAGCATTTGAGCGAAAGTTAGCTAAGTTAGCTCAGGGTGATTTCGAAAGGTTCTGTGAAGCAGCATCCAAGGAGTTAGCTGCTAGACTATTGGGTAAAGTAATTAGACGTACTCCTGTGGACGAAGGGACTTTGCGGCGTGGTTGGACTATCGGACAAGTAGAAAAGAATGGCTCTGTCTACGAAATTGAAGTTATCAATCCAGTAGAGTATGCTCAGTACATTGAATTTGGACACAGAACAAGTAACCATCAAGGATGGGTAGAAGGTCGATTCATGATGACGATTTCAGCAGATGAAGTGGAACAGCAAGCGCCAGCTATTCTTGAACGTAAACTATTCGAAATGTTAAGGGAGTCTTTCGATGGAGATTAATGATATTCAAAACGCTATATCTGTTAAGCTTCACGAAGCTTTCGGAGATGGCTACAAAAAGTATATAGATGAAATTCCGCAGGGGTTTAAGACTCCTGCTTTTTTAATTCAGTTTTTGAACCTAGAACATATTCGACAAATCGGTAAACGGTGGAAGGTAACAACACTTTTTAATGTGCAGTATTTCCCTCAAAACGGTTTGTCTGAGGCGTCTAATATGACTTTGAAGGTACAACAAGCACTGAAAGAAATAACGCTGTTAAATGGCTCGCTAATGCTTGGAACAGGAGCGAATAGTGAGGTTGTGGACGGCATAGGTCATAATTTCATTCATTTCAATTTCTTTTTACAAGAAGTCGAAGAGAAGATTTTCATGGAATCACTAAAACTAAATACACAAATGAAAGGGTGAGGGGATGACAACTGTTAAAGACGAGACAGGTAAGGACAAAGTGAAAGTCCCAACGTTCACGAAAGCCCAAATTGTAAATAGCAATAAGTATGTGGCTTGACGTGATGCCCTAAATGCATTGCTAGAAGCAGATAAAACCTATTCAACAATTGAAGTAGATAACATTTTAAAGAAATTCGATAAGGGAGGTAAATAACTTGGCATTAGGTGGAGGCAACTTTTTAACTCAAAACAAAACACTACCAGGTACGTACCATAACTTCATTAGTGCTGCTCGTGCATTTGTAGAACTAAGTGAACGTGGTTACGTTGGTTTACCAATTACTCTTGATTGGGGTGTAGATGGCGATGTATTCGCTGTAACACAAGAGGATTTTCAAAACAATTCTCGTAAAATCTTTGGTTATGATTACAAGCACCCAAAACTAAAAGGGATTCGTGACGTGTTTAAAAACGCCATCACAGTCTATTTTTATAAGCTCGCTGTTGATGCTGTGGCAGCTACAAACGACTTCGCTACAGCCAAATACAAGGGCGTACGAGGTAACGACATCACGATAGTAATTCAGGCCAATGTGGATGAACCAACGAAATTCGATGTGCAGACGGTGCTAGATAATGTACTAGTAGACTTGCAAACAGGCATTGCAACTGCAGCAGACCTAAAAGCAAATGATTATGTGACGTTTAAAGCAGACGCAACACTTGCAGTTACAGCAGGAACACCGTTAGCAGGTGGCACCAATGGCTCGGCAATCACAGGTGGAGCACATCAAGAGGCATTAGATGCACTAGAGGCTTATGGATTTAATACTTTAGGCTGTTTATCTTCTGAAAGCTCTATTAAATCGTTATACGTGGAGTATACAAAACGTATCCGTGACGAGGTAGGTGGCAAATTCCAACTTGTCGGCCATAAACTTGGTGCCACGGATCATGAGGGTATTATTGATATCCAAAACAATGCAGTAGGAACAGATGAAGAAGTATTCGGAGCAGTTTATTGGGCAACTGGCATACAAGCTGGTGTGGCCGTAAATAAATCAAATACTAATAAAAAGTATGCTGGTGAATTTACGCTTGATATGTCCGAAACAAAGACACAAGCTCAGCTCACTGCATTATTGAAGGCTGGTAAGTATGTGTTCCATCGAGTAGGTGATGAAATCCGAGTACTTGAGGATGTGAATACATTTACATCGTACACGGATGTAAAAAACGAGGATTTCAGCATGAACCAAGTTGTGCGTGTGCTTGATCAAATCGCTATCGATACAGCTAAGTTATTTAATACCCGTTATCTAGGTGAGGTACCAAACGACCAAGATGGACGGGTTTCTTTATGGAATGATATTGGCAAACAGCGCTCAGAGTTACAGCGACTAAGAGCAATTGAAAACTATGATAAAGATGCACTTGTTGTTACTAAAGGCGAAACAAAGAAATCTGTTGTTACGAGCGAAGTTGTAAACGTAACAGTGGCAATGTCTCAGCTCTATATCACAACGGTAGTAGCATAAGGGAGGGCAATAAATTGGAACAAAAGAAACTATTGATTCCGTTGAATCTTCAGTACTTTGCAGATAACACCATGCATGCTCGTGATGCTATTCATGGTGCGCAAGGTCGAGCTTATGTAACGATTGGTGGGAATCGTTATTTATTTGCTCAGTTAATTAATCTGGAAGCTCGTATGGAAAAGACAAAGACACAGGTACCTATCATGGGAAGAATTTCTAAAGGTAATAAATCTACAGGCGCTGAATATTCAGGGAGCGCAACATTCCACTTTAACACTTCGGTTTTCCGTAAAATGTTGAAACATTATAAAGACACTGGAGAGGATGCATATTTTGATATCCAAGTGACTAACGAAGATAAATCAGCTTCAATAGGTCGTCAAACAACAATCCTAATTGATTGTAATATGGATGGTGGCATCATCGCTGCATTAGATGCAGACGCAGAGTACTTGGAGGATTCCATCGACTTCACTTTCGAGGATTGGGATATGCCAGAAGAATTTACAACTTTACAAGAAATGTTATAAGACTAGAGCTCACATCACTGTGGGCTCTTTTTAATTAAAACGAAAAGGATAAGGTGATCATACATGTCAAATCTAGCTGCATTTTTTGCACACAACAAAAAACAAAACGATAATATCAAGCGAGCTATTTCAAAGAAATTCGTAGATGAACAAGGTAATCCGATTGAATGGGAGTTTGCGCCTATCACGCCTGAGCGAGATGCTGAATTGAAATCTGATTCTACTAAGCGCTCATTGATTACACAAGGTAAACGAAAAGGGCAATACAACACAGATTTTGACCACTTTAAATATCAACGTTTATTAACAGTTGAATCTATTGTATTCCCTAATTTAAACGATAAAGAGTTACAGGACTCTTATGGCGTAATGGGTGCGGATCAGTTACTTGGTAAAATGCTGACGATCGGTGAAATTGCGAACGCAGCTGCCGCAGCTCAAGAAGCTAATGGTTATGAAGCAGAACTCGAGGATATGGTTGAAGAAGTAAAAAACTAATTGAGGACGGCGATGTTGACGCCAATATAATGCATTGGTGGATACAAAAACAACGTCGCCTTCCTTCTGAATTTATGTCGTTACCGTTAGTTGATAAAGCATGTATCATTGCGTCACTACAAGTCAAAATTGCAGATGACAAAAAGCAAGAACGTCAGGCAAAACGAGGCTCTAGAAAAGGCAAGAAATAAATATAAAATTAAATATTGCATGTGTTGGTGTTTTAAGGTATCTTAAATTTAATTAAATTAATAAGATACGAGAGAAGTACTCCGTTGTCAAATTGGCTATTAATAATAGTCAATTGATTTCGGTGTACTTCTTTTTTTCTAAAAATATTGTCAGTCAATGTTGTATATGCTAATCTATGTGTAAGAGATTCATTAATTACATATAGATCGGCAACGGGAGTACCCCGAGGACTGACAATTATTTTTACGATAATTGGATATCCTCGGGGTTTTTTTGTTTTATTAAAAGGAGGAAAATATTATGAACAATGATTTAGGGATAGTGTGGGGCAACATGTTAAAACAATTAGATATTACGGATTTGCAATGGTTGAGTGATAGTAAGGCCTTTGATAAAAATAATAATAAAGTTGTACAGCAAATTAATGAAATGTTATCAGTCCATATAGAAGAGAGGAAAATTGGTGTATGAGTTGAGGAAGATATTAATTGAAGAAACCTTCCTCAATATTGAGGAAGGCTATATTTCTTCACTATCGTCTTCTAATTGTTTCTTTTTCTGTTTCTTTAACATACGAAGCGCAAATTCCATGGTTTCTAATAAAGAATCTTTGTCTTCGTCTGACATTGGTTCGCCATTGAAAGTCAGATTTTCATCACTTTTAAGTTTTATTTGGAAAAGTTCTAATTGTTTGCTCATATCCTGGGCATCTAAATGTGAATTTACTTCTTGTAGTTGATCAATATTGGATCTAGGCTCGTTAGATCTACCTAGTAGGTAGTCTATTGAAACATCAAAAAGTTGAGCAATGCTACTTAAAGTATCAATAGGAGGCATTTTTGTTCCATTTTCATATGCTGTGTAAGTAGTCCTTGCAACACCTATTTTGTTAGCGATAAACGATTGAGTATATTCAGGCTTTGTTTTTTTTATATTCTCGCGACACTTTTTTAAACGTTGTGCAAGTACATTCATTATATGCACATCCTTATATATTATTTTGCTACTTATGATTGTATATGTTACCTAAGGGAACTTCTATATTTAACTATTGATTGTTCCTTAAAGTATCATATTTTTTAAAATAGTGTTGACATGTTCCTAAAAGGAACTTATTATTGAGTTAATCAATGTTCCTCAAAGGAACTTAATAGGAGGTGAGGTAATGAGGAAATGGCTAAAAGAAATTAGGATATCTCAAGGAATAAAGCAGGAAGAAATAGCAGATTCTGCTGAAATTTCGCGAGGGTATTATGCAAATATTGAAAGAGGTGAAAAAACACCATCAGTAGAAGTAGCGAAAAAAATAGCAACCTATCTAAAATTTGATTGGACAAAATTCTTTGCACAAGAAAAGGAGGAATTGAGTATATGAATCCCTTACAAGTAATTGAACAAAAAACAATCCCGTTCGACGGAACAGAGTTGATAGCTGTAAAAATGAATGACGATAAAATTTATGTAGCAGTTAAATGGGTTTGTGAAGGTATTGGTTTATCCGAAGGTCAAACAAAAAGTGAACGTAAGAAAATACAGGAGGATTTAGTCCTTAAACGTTCAGGACGAAATATCGTCCTCAATACCAATGGTGGTTTGAGAGATATCTTATGCATTGAATTAGGTTTTTTACCATTGTGGTTAGCAAAGATAACTTTAACACCTACTATGCAAAGAGAGAATCCTTGGACAGTTCAAAGATTAGTTGATTTCCAATTAAAAGCAAAAGATGCTTTAGAAGAAGCGTTTTTAAATAAACCAAAATCCCAATTAGAAATCATGCAAATGCAAATTGAACAAATGATTAAACAAGAAAGAGAAATAATTGAATTAAAAGAGACTACAGCGCGTATTGAAGCCAAACAAGATAGCATTAATGAAATTATAGCGTTAAATCCAAATGAATGGCGTAAGAAAACTACAACACTATTAAATAAAGTTGCAGTTGCTAGAGGCGGATTTGAAGAATATCGGAAAGTCCGTAATGAGAGCTATGAAAGGCTAGAAGATCGAGCTCATTGTAGGTTAGAAAGACGTTTAACAAATAGACAAAGAGAAATGGCTTTGAATGGCGTCTCTAGATCGAAGATAGACAGGCTATCAAAGTTAGATGTCATTGCGGAAGATGCTAAATTGGTAGAGATATATTTATCTGTGGTCAAAGACATGGCTATTGCACATCAAGTTAATAC